TTTCTTTGCTGCGTCTCCTCCACCAATCTCTGGCCATTTTGCCAGCCATTCCAGAGTGCTCCAAACAAACAAACTCTTTAAAAGCTAAGCCAGTTGTGAAGTATGTTGCTTTCAGTGTCGGCGGCTTTCCAGCTTTTCCATTATGCTTAGCGTATGTCGCGTTTAGCACGTTGAAGGTTTCAATCTGAGGCAAAGCTTCTGTCGCAGCGGCTTTGATCAGCTCTTCTGTTCCTGGCTTGCTGACTAGCTTTTGTTGGAATGTGAATGCTTCCCCACAATTGCAGCAAAGCCTAGCTGAGATGTGATTGTAAGCTCCACAACTCTCGCAAATTTTAATAGGCGTCTCTCCTGCTGAACTTCCTTTTTTGTTTGGAATGCGCGGATCATTGATAGGACCAAGGCGAGGAGTGTTGCGAGCGAAGTCTAAAACTAAACAATCCTTTTTCTCTGGAGCAATACGAGTGCCGCGACCGAGCATCTGTACCCAAAGAGGCACGCTGAGAGTAGGACGCAGCATGGCGATCAAATCGATACCAGGATGATTAAAGCCTGTTGTCAGCTTTCCGTAATTTACAATCGAACGAAGCTCATTCGCTTTAAAAGCCTTGATGGCAGCATCGTTATAATCAGATGGTCGCTTGCTGTGAACAGGAGCGCAATCGATACCAAAAGCTCCTAGCTGCTCAGCGATGTGCTCAGCATGTTCGATGCCGCTTGCGAAGATGAGCCAAGATTTTCTGTCTGCTCCTGCGTGACACATTTCCTTTAGCGCACTGAATGTAATCTCAGCTTTGTCTACAGCGCCTTGCAATTGTGTCGCGATAAACTCGCCTTGGTTCACACTGACATTGGAAACGTCTAGCTCTGTCCTGGTGCGAAGTGGGACAAGAGGCGACATGAAGCCTGCGGCTAGAAGCTCATTGAAACCTTCTAGGCTAGTCTTGTCATACACCACATCTGTAAACAGGCCATTGTCAGTGAGATGGCCTAGGCCCATTCGATATGGAGTTGCTGACATTCCGATGATTTTCAATTTCGGATTAATCAGCTTCATAAAAGAAAAAAAGCTCTGATAGCGGCTAGCGTCGTCTCCTGAGATCAAATGCGCTTCGTCAACGAAAGCGATGTCACGGTGACCAAACCAATCCGGATGCTTAATCATGCTCTGCACACCTCCGAATATGATCGGATGTGCAGTGTCTTTCTGCTTCAAGCCTGCGCTATAAATCCCTAGAGGTGCGGTAGGCCAAAGCTTTAAAAGCTCCTCAGCATTTTGCGCGATCAGCTCCTTGACGTGCGTCACCATGAGGAAACGGGTTTGCGGCCACTGCCTCATGATGCCGTAAATAAATGCAGCAGGAAGGATCGATTTGCCTGTGTTGTGATGCACAGTAAAATCGGCAGTTAAATACAGGTGGTCTTTGTCTAAAGCAAAACCATAATAATCATCTTCAGGCAGGACTTCTAAAGAGAAACCTGTCACAAGAACATCTTTCTTCTGCTTTCTCGCAGAAGCTTTTTTTCTATCTAGTTTCACAGGAATTTCGCCGACATCGCCGCTGATGCTGACTCTAAAATAAGTTCCTACTGTGCCATGCTGATCAGATTTTTGACATTCTTTTACATAAGCGGCTAGACCTAGGCTTCTGCTGACGAAAGCAACGTCATCGGCTAACATTTTTGATTTAGATATAAAGTCGTACCCACCTGTGGTTAGCGATCCATCTGTATCGATGATGCCAGCTAAAAGCTGAAATCTCTGATCTCTGGAAGCAGTCTTATAAGCAACTGGAATGAATTTATCTCCAGAAGTTTTCTGGTTCAAACCAAGCCATTCCAAAGCATAGTGAATTTTAGTTCTATTGCTTGATCTGATCTTGTTTCTCACATAAAGAGTATCAGCTTTAGAGCCATTGTTGTGTTTCCTCACAAGGCATCCTTGCCAACAAGCCTCGTTCTCGAAATAATCTAGGATAACTTTATCCATAGATGTGATGCTGACAGCATTATGGGAGAATGAGCCGTCTCCTAAGAATATCCCCATGAAATAGGGGCTGAGAGGTAAAGCTGGTTTGGATGGAAAATCAACAGATGTTCGCCACAGCTTTCTGGTATGCTTAAACCATTTTGATTGATTTATGTAAGCGTTCACGCTCAAGCAATCCATGTCTCCCTTTTGCAATGCTCCTTTAACGTTTCTCGCCGTTCCTTTTTCTTGAGTGTGCTTCAGCGACAGCATGTGACCCATGTTCACAACAAAAGCTTCTCCTTTATTAGGAGTTATGTGAACCATGGCTTCCCGACCTCTGGCGAGATTTAAAACTCGCCTAGGGTTGCTATCCGGTCCCATGAGCAAATCACCAACAACGACATCTTCAACAGCTTTGATAGAGCCGTTGAACATTAGAATTTTCGTTCCTTTGGCATGACATCCGGTTGGCAACGCAACCAACGGATTGCCATTCTCATGGGTCATGAAATAATTATAGAGAGCGTCTAACGCTTCTTGCTGGTAATAACGAAGTTGCATTTAATTATTTCCAACCATGATTTTGAATGCGCTCTATTGCTATTTTGTAGTATTCATCTCTATCTTCATCAGGATTATCAGTTTTAGGTTTTTTCTCAATACACACCCATTTGCGATTTGTATTGATGGCCGCTATTGCAGTTGTTCCTGATCCTGCTGTATTATCTAAAACAATTTCGTTTTCATTTGTGTAGGTTTTAATTAAATATTCAAAAAACTCCACTGGCTTTTGTGTCGGATGAAGTCCTACTTGAGAGGAGTGCTTAGGGAACTCTATAATGGATTTTGGGAATTTCATTCCGCTTAAATCATCACCAGCTCTCATGGCATCAAAACAATCTTCATTATAGAAGCGACCGTTTCGCAAATCTTGAAAGTTCATATCGGTAACCAATCAGAGCAGCCGGATTTAATGAAGTCAGGAGGGATCAATCCACAATGAAAGCTACACTCCCATCTCCCATCCTCAGCAGGCACGGCATTTCGACATGACCTGCAATTCTTCTCTACTTGCTCGCCTCTGTGGCAGATGCCAGCGAACGTGCAAAACTTGCAATCGAACATGCTTGGGTTTTCACTGATCCTGGGAGGAGGCTCTTTAGAGTTTATTATCTGCTCTGCTTTGTCTGCTAGCTGCCTTCCCAAATTCCAATCAAGCTCGACAATTTTAAAAGTGATGCTGCTATCGTTTTTGTTTTCGATCATGTACAGGCCGTATCGCAAGCCTTTGGCAAACCCATACTGCGACATCTGCGCGAAATGCTTTGGCTTAGCCTTAGCCAATCCTAGCGCGTCTACGTCAGCGTATCCTTTTCCAGTGGCATTTGTTTTAAACTCATTAAGAAAGACTAAATCCTCTGACAGCTCGTATCGCGCTGGAGCTTTGCACATTCCGTCTAGTGATCCACCATAGTGACCATTAGCTCCCGAAATGCGGAATTGCTTTCCGTTTTCATCAAACTCCCTGACTTCAAATCCGATACCGCGAAGATAGGCGACAAAGCGAGGTTCGGCAGAATGACCCACATTGAACAGTCGCATTATGCGGCCAGAGTGACGCTCAAGCTTCACCCACCTAAAACCATACCACAATTTTCTCCAGCACGGATCACCTACTTCAGAAGCACCTAAATGATTTCTGTGACCTTGTTCATAATAGGTCTCGCAAAAAGCTTCTACGTCATCAGAAATTAGCTGCTCTAATTTGGCTCTGTCTGTAGGCAAGCTGAGATTAAGCATTTTAATCTTTATAATCACTGATGTTGCAAGGAACTAAGACACGTTCAATAAATTTAACTATACCCCATTCAGGACAAAGCCTTTTTGAAATTTCTTCATTTGAATTGCATTGCGGATTACCATAACCTTTATCGAAAAAAGCTAATCCTTTTTCTGGATGAATGACCCAATAACTATTCGTATAGTTGTAAATTATATGAGCTTTAGTTTTTAAAATATCTTCTTCAGCTAAGAAATGATATCGATCCATATTCATCATTCACCCATTAATCTAATGAGAAAAATGGACGCTAACAGAGGCGAACTATTAGCGTCCAAGTTGTCAGTACCTTTTATGTTAGTCTTAGCGGCACTGATGATTAAGTACGGCTTCCCCAGGGAGGAGTTCCACTAGGAGCGCCACCGTTCTGACCGGGTTGCCAAGCCTGACCAGCCGGAGCCTGTGGAGCCTGCCTGTGGAGCCTGCTGCATGGGCTGAGCCTGAGCAGGTCCACCCTGACCATTCCAGCCTGCTGGAGCGGCTTGCTGGACTACCGGCTGTTGGGGAGCGGTAGTGGCACCCCATGCACCATTCGGCTGCTGCGTCATGGGCTGAGCGGCCACCTGCTGAGGCTGTGCCTGCTGAACAGGTTGAGCCTGAGGCTGCTGAGCTTGACCGGGCCTCGACGGATCATTGCCAGCCATATCATAGACGCGCTTCAATTCGGTATAGCCCTTGGCGTTGGGGTTATCAGAAGAAGGCTCTTCACCCTTCTGATAGCCCACATCCATGAGACCTTGAGCATTGCGCAGAGCAGCGCCTTCATTGCTCCAATCAATCTGATAGATATTGACTGCACGGCAAAGAGCGGAAAGCTGACCATGTGCAATTTCAACTGCCTTAGGTGTCTTATTCCAAATGTTGTAATTCTGGAACACGACACCCATAGGAGAAGTGAACTCAACCTTAAAATATCCACCATCCTTAGCGCTGTTTTCCTTAATTTCCGTGTTGGTGATACGGAAAGGAACCTTCTGAGCCGGAGGATGAATTCCACCACCGCCCTGATTTGGCTCGAATTGATTTGCGTTAAAGCTGCCCTGCATAATCATAGATAATTTTCCTTTTGGTTAAATTAGATGACTTCAATAAGTCATCGGTGGAGCACTCATGGCCTTTTCCACAAGTGAATTAAAATTAGGCGGCTCATACTGGCTTAAGTTACCAGTTCTATTTCGCGAGAGCACATTATAGCTTCCCTGGCATTGAAAAGCTAGTGTTTCTCCTTGTACTCCCGGTACATTTGTTTTTGCAAGTCTTAAAATGAAGTCATAAAGATGAGGCACAGAGATAGGAAGCACTTGGCCTGGGAAATATGGACGGCGCATTGTTTGACCGTCCAAATCTTTAATTTCTTCTTTGCACACTACGTAGGTGTGTTTGTAGCGAGTGTAATAGAGCGTCCTAAGATGCTCCATTGTGCTTTCTGCCATCTCTCCGTAAGCCTTTAGACCATGCTTATTGTTCTTCTGAGCGTCAATTAAATAGATGTCTGCAATCTGACTAGCTCTATCAATTCCAAGCGTATCAAAATTTTTGGTTTCATTGGAATTGAAAAACCAAGAAAAAAATTCTGAAATAGCTTTAGGTGTATATGCCTCATACGTGGGAATGCTAGAACCTCTCATACTGAGCAATCCTGGCTCAGTAGCTAGGAGCAATGGTCGCGGTGCTGTATTGAGCAGCGGAGTTTTTCCGGTACCAGCAGGGCCGAAAATTAGACATTTGCAACCGAAGTTTTGAGCGAAGTCATTTGCTGGCTTAAGGTCTTTAATGTTCACTTCTTCTTCCCTTTAGGCTCAACGATATCAAGAGTAGGAGCGCCTTCAGTGATCGTCAACATCTGATCTATGATGCTCAAAATCTTAATTGCACGATCGTCACCCTTAGACTTGCGCTCAATCAAATCATTGTATTCTGACTTAAGAAAATTAGGCTTCCAGCTAACCAAACGATCAGCGATGAACGGGCCCTCGTTGCCCAATGCTGAGATGTGGTCAAGACATTTTTCAACTGTATCATTATCGGCCAACGAATAATTGTACTTCACAACAGCTTTAAGCTCATAGCCGTTGCCAAGCTCCTTGCGCTGCGCACCTTCCTGCTTCTTTGGAAACTCGCGGCCAACAATATACTTGCGAAGCTCCATCTCCTCAGCCTTAGCCGTCTCAATAGCGGCCTTCTTGCTATTCCAAAGGAGCAACAGAGCATCCTCATTCATAGCATCCCAAGGATTGCTAGGCTGAGGGTTTACCGGCTGTGCTGGCTGAGCCCAATTCTTAGTAGGCCATCCGCTTTCCATAGGATCAGGCTTTGAATGAGCAGCGTCATTCTGATCAGGAAAAGCATAAGTTGTATTCCAACCGTTATTGTTCCATTCACTCATTTGTCTATTCCTCATTAAAGTGTATTGCACAGATGCCTTAGCATCCATGCAATACGTTGTCAATGCTTAATCGTCTCACTTAGAATTTTAAATATTTCTTCCTTAGAAGCATTTAGTAAAGCTTTTTCTATTCTTTCCAGCTTTTCCAATTCAGCAGCGGCTTCTTTCAAGGCGTCGTCATATTGCCACGTCTTGATTAGCT